GGACAGGGTAGTTTGGAGGTATGCATAGGCTATCTTATTGATTCAGTAGTTGTTTACAGGATTGACCAGACTGCTAATAGTTGGTATCCGTCGGTATCCGTCAGTGAGCATTATATCCATTGGCCAGTTTTGTCTAGTTTACTTGACATTTTTGTGATTGACAAGGGTACTAGACTAAGTGTCAACTTCACTTGACATTATTAATTGAATCCGATATTGTAATTTCTACACTATTAGCTCCGCTACTTTTGAAACTGCTCCACTATCCAACCGGGGATTAGTACCAGAAAATTATTTGTAAAAACTTCTTGACACCATCTGCGATAGCCTGTATATTGGTTTCAGATCAGTTGAACTGATCAAATAGAAAGGTTGGTATCAACTGATGGCAAGTCCAACAATTAGACTTAAGAAAGATAAGAGGAACTTAGAGATGAATCCTACACAAGTGGTAGATCAAGAAAAAGATGAATCCGCCGAAAGCGGATTACCAGAGAATACCTTCAAGGTAAGTCGCACTATTAAAGAGGGCGGAGAAGAGAGAAAAGCAGAGGGCACGTATCATCTGCCGCTAGCTAAGAATTTTGTTGAAATGCAGAACATTTCTGCAAATGAAGATGAGGCAGTTTATTGGTTCAACTTCGGTAGAAAATCTGCTGCCAGACAGCAAGTATTTATGGCGCTTGCTAATCCCTACGCTGATGATAAGATTAATGAACTAAATAAGGCATTCAATGAAGCCGTGGATCAAATGTTGGCGGGGAGTACTGATCAGGCTAAAAAGAAGCGATACACTGATTATATTCTCGGCGAGGAACAATTCGCCCCATTAGTGGCGGCGATGAAAGAATCGAAAGATGCTAAGCCGCATTTTGATTTCTCGCAGATTGAAATTAAACGCCCCGGCGATAAACCAGGACCGAAAGCGAAATCCTAATGAATCGGGATAAAGTAATTCGCTATACAAAGTTTCTAGTTAGTAATGATGGTCCTAGATTATCAGTCAATACGATATGTCGGACGATCAAAGTAATAGCTCCGGGATGTAAGGATAAGATTCGCAGAGTAGTACTAGAAACATTAAAGTAAGATATTGGCCTCCTGAAATATGGAGGCCATTCGTTTGGTCAATGATTCGATAGTTGTCTAATTGTATATGTATCTAATTAATATATGGGACGACCAATAACAATACGTAAGATTGAGAGCGAGATTGAGAACTACTATGAGGAGGGATTCAACTTTGGTCGTATTGAAGCCGCTCATCCTTGGTTGAAGACTCCACTTAATTATCCTAAGTTGAGAGACAAGAATAATAGGGATCAATTTATATCAGGATGGATAGAAGGTTATCGTCAGGTTTGGCTCAGGACGCACAAGGAGCATGTTAAGGACGTCGAGGTCATCTATCCGACTATCAGACTGTATCAAGGCATCAATCCAGAATGGCCGTAGATGGCTCATTAGATGGCCTAGAAGGCGCTGACTACCAAGGAAGGTATCTCAGGGTCATCCACGGGAAGATTGCCTATCCAGACAGATTAGTCTACCAAATTGGTCTAGTGATGAATTAGCTATTATCTCTATTGATATTGGCGCGGAGCTATGTTAGGATCTAGATGATATGAAATTTCTCTTTCAAGTTGAAGACGTTGTTACTATGATGCATCTCATGATTATTGACGGCGAATGGCGATTCGAGCGTAATTGGATTCCACAATCTATCGAAGATTCTGAATTTATGAACTGGATGGCATATACGATCTATCCAGTTATTGACGGCCAATCAAATTGGGAACCATCTGCTGATATGTATCCCTACGATTATCAGTACTAATAGTAGTACCAAACAACAAACAATACTAGCCCTCATCAGAGGGCTTTGTTTGGCGCTGAATTACTACAAATGTAGTTATTAAGTACTTTATCATGCAAAGTGAATGGGCCGCGAATAGAAGGTCCGGCCAATAATGGCATATGGAGTAATAGCACAAGGATTCGCTAGGACGAATCGAATATTGGGGGGATGTCTAGGTATCAACTCTGAATATTGGCGCGTCCTAGGCAAAGTGTGTCGTTTTTGAAAAACGTACACGTGTTTAGTTCAGCTTAATTAAACGGAGCTTAGATTAAGTTCAGCTAAACACTATTAGTAGGTGTACACTTTGTCCTACTGTATTGATAGAGTGTTCAGTGTACTAGTTGATTAGTACAATAATAGAACAGTACAGTGATACAGGTGGCCGATATCAAGTATCAATGATCATATATCAGATATATCGTATCAATGATCAAATATATTTGATATGTGATATTTGATATTGTATACAGCTGGTAGTACATAGATAACTAGGGTACTAATAGTACATTAAGCGTAGTTAATACTAGTACTATACTATAGTTTAGATCTAGTACTAATTATGATTAATGTACTACTACCGGTACACCCCAATGCTGCCCCGTTTAATTTGCAAGCTATATAGTAGCATTAAACAAATAAGGACTACAAAATGATATACCGGATACTCAGTATATCAATTCTAGGATCACTAGAAATCTTATCAGCACAAAATCCAATAATTAGAGTACCGGGTACACCATATAGTGATAAAAACCAAAGTAATTCCCCATATGGGCAAAAAATTACAAATATCAAGGAAATGTGGTGCCAGATAAGCGATATCTGGAATCATGACACGCGAGTGATTACTTGTACCACCGCTGGAGATGACAACAATTATAATGGGACGGTTTCTGTTATCTTCGATGATAATAGTGTCTACTCTGAGTTTGTGAACATTGAGCAATCCACTATTAATAGAAATGGGGCTGAGCAACTGGAATATTGGGGGGTGTTTGCTATTACCATTGTGAATGATCCACTGGGGTCTAATGGTAAGCCAATTAATAGAGTAGTCCTGAAATTAGCACAGCCAGATGTAGAATGGAAGAATCCATATGCACCGGCACCACCTAGTGGAGGAACTCATAAAGAATGTAGTAAATTTTTATTCTGGAAACATTGCAAAACTGTAAATAATAAAAAATAATGGCTTAATAGCGCCAGGATAAAATCCTGGTATTTTATAGAAAGGAACTCCAACTGCGCCAATTCCGTGGAATGATGGAAGGGCAAAAATGATGGATACTCGATAATTCCTTCGACAAAACTTAGTTCGAGAAACCGTAAATCAAGGGAAATTGTTTTGAAATTAAGATGATTTCCCTTTGATATTAATTGGTTTGATATTATTAGCCGGATAGCACCACCCAGGTGTGAAACTAAGGTAAATGAGGGGATCGGGAGAATTACTGACTCTTAGAAATCATTGTAAAAATGCACAGGTTTTGAACAGGTTCAAATCTCAGCTAAACGCTTAGGTGGGCCTTTTTTGGCCTATTTTTGCTTAGTTTTGACTTTGAAACAAACTGTTTGACTTAGCCGTAAAAAGGTGTATGCTTAGGTATCTTCAATTCAAAGTACTAGGATAAGACATATCCCGGTACGACTGCTACGCCCAGGTGTCCTTCACCTGATTTTATTAATTGAAATTCATTAAAATAGTAATTAATAGTTGGAACATGAAATTCTTAGTTAAGGAAATTACTGTCGAGAATGGAGAACTATTTAGCGAAGCTGATCCGGTTGGAAATAGCGAAGAAGATAATAGCATCGAAGATCTAGAAGACATTGCACTCGATAGAGTGAAACGCGCACCATTAAACAAGATAATAGAACAATACAACGCAGAAAAAAATGCCACTGATATCCAATAACGGATTCTTTGATCTAGGTGAAATTGCAGATGCACTTAGTGAAAGTGAGGAAATATCTGCAATCCAAGAATTAAAAGAATTAAATGCATTAGAAGAGAAGAAAAAAGAACTAAGCGGCATTAGCCGCATACTAAATAAGAAGAATGGAAGTATTGAAGATGCAAGTTCTGTAATTACAGAAATTATGCACTCGTCCAAATTTGATAATACTCGCATAAAAGCCGCTGAAATAGTGCTGGATCTGCATGAAGTGCGGAATAAAGATGGGCAAGTTAATAAGCAACCAATTATTAATTTCAACATTATTAGTGATGAGGTTCAAATAGGGAATATATTCAATCCCAATAGGGGATAATGTTTGGTTGGGAAAATCAACAAAGAGGTAAATATAATGCCTACAGAAACTATACCGGCACCAAAGTTTGGCACAAAGATAGTGTACTCTACTACCTATAAAAAGGGACAAATGTTGGGACACTTCCATTTTGAATCTGATGGAGATTTGGCAACTGCCACTAATGAAGTTCGTGAATATTTAGAACGAATAAATCTCCGGCACGTTCAAACGATGCCATTTTTAGTAGATCTGAAATCTGATAATAACCGCATTAGTGGAAGGTTTGATAATTCATAACCCATTTCATGGGATTAATTTCTGCGAAGCAGGATTCATCTGATCACCCTCCTTTATCGTAACAAGTGATTAGATGGAAAGGGGCTAAGTTTCAAGCGAGAATGATGTCTTAGCCCTTTGTAATAATAAATTGAAATGCGATTAGGTCCATTGGGTGATAAAACTCCTAGCGTAAGGGAATTGGATCTGGCATAAATCTGATTCCCCACTTTTTCAAATTGAATGAACTATTCATACTGCGAAGAAAGTGTTAGGGGATATTCAATTAATCTACATTGGAATGGTAGTTTCCATACGCATATAGAAGATGGACCTGGATTATTAATTCAGCATATGATAGAAGATCCGGCAATAGTAATTCAGTATGCAGATTGGGCGAAATCGAATACGCCGGCTACTATTACCAACCGGATTATCCTGGGCGAAGAAACTATTGAATTCTTTGTACAAAGTTTACTGGTGCTATCAATTAAACCTGAAGGATTTTACATAAACCAAAAAGGTCCAGTTATTATTGATACACATGGATTTTTGAGAATCAAGGATGTTCCGGCGGCTAAGTTAGATTCACCAACTATCTTCCCTATTAAGGGAGATTGAATTAACCTACCTAATCCAGATTAGGCAATGAGTTTTACAAACCATTGTCAATAGATCTAACTATCGAACCATCGAGCGAAGCTCAAGTATACTTCCTTAATTCCACCAAACGGAATATATTATTTAATTCCGGCTATGGTGGTGGCAAGACATATATTGCTTGCTACAAACTATTATTACTCCTCCTAAAATTTCCCAATTCTAGAGCCGTGATCGGAAGACAATTCTATTCCGATCTCATGAAAACTACTGCGCAAACATTCTACCAGATCTGTACTCCTGAACTATATAAAAGTGAATTTGGCGGAAGCCGTGCAGATGGCCGCGGATATCTTAAACTAATTAATGGTAGCGAAGTCTTTTTCATGCACTTTGATAATGTTGATATGAACAGTATCAAATCACTTGAGATTAACTTTTTATTATTAGATCAGGCTGAGGAAATAATTGAATCAATATATCTTGGATTAGATGCACGATTAGGACGTAAAGGTGATGCGGTTGTACCAACCGATTTACTGGAAAGTAATCCTGATTGGCCTAGAAATGCCCACACAAATAAGCCACTTGTTCCAGTATATAGCTTCATATTAATTAATCCACCAGATGAAGGAGAACTAAATTATTTAATTCAAAGATTTCATCCGGATAGCGATGAATGGAAATTAAAGTGGCAGAAATCCAATGATTATGTTTGGTGCTCGTCCCGAGATAATAAGGCACTTCCCAAAGAAAATCTAGAAAATATGTTAACCCGTGATCCAGAATGGATTGCGAGATATGTTGATGGGAAAATAGGGCAGGGAGAAGGTGCTATTCATAAAACGAGTGAAAAATCCCTAATAGAAGTTGACGAAGTTACTGAGAAATTTATAGAAAATTTACTAAAGAAAGCAGTATTATGTCGTGTTTTGGATCATGGAGCATCAGCACCAACTTGTTGTTTGTGGTTTGCTACTTATAAAGGATTCCACTATTGCTATCGGGAATACTACCAGGAAGATAAAGTAATCAGTTTTCACAGAAAAGCAATTAAAGATCTCAGTGAAGCTGAGTATTATTCACAAAATATAGCAGATCCATCAATATTCAAGAAAACAATGGAGAAATTTGGGGGGCGCTGGAATGTAGCCAATGAATATCTTGACTCAGATCTAGATGGAGACGGAATAAGTTGGATGCCAGGCGATAATAATGAGTTTGCTACTCGCAACCGGATAAATGAACTACTGCGAGTTGATCCAGAATTAGTAAATCCAATAACCAATAGTTTAGGATCACCAAGACTGTTCTTTTTTAGGAAAAATCCAGAATTCAATAGTAAATTTGGGTGTTTTCATGCAATCCGGCAGCTAAAAGCACAGAAGAAAACATTATTGGACACGATAAATGGTAAGAATATATACAGCGATGACAGAGATGAGCGAGTTACAGATCACGCATACGACTGTATAAGATATTTTTGTGCTAGTCATCTGAAATCATATCCAGAACCAATTAGGAAACCAAGTGAGCGAAGCTTCATGGGATTAGTAAGGCGAATCAAGGCACTAAAACAGGAGGATTATTATGAACAATATCAATAATGAATTTGAATATGAATTGGATTACTCAAAAAACCCAAAAAATTTAGAAAGTGAATCCGAATTACCAATTAGATATATAAGTCCTGCAAGCCAATTAGAGATTCCATTTGAAGAGTCAAAAATATGGAATTTTCATCCAATAGGTGGTCCATATAATGGACAATCTGGAATTGGAGCAGGTAGAAATGATATAACATCGCTAACTATAATGCAATATGAATGAATTTTGAAACAAGTATTTGAATGGGAAATAGTAATACATGAATCAGGAGAATATGGAGATGTATATCCGGTTGGGGATAGTAGGGGGCATATTAGTGGGGCAGGGTGCTATTGCAAACCGGATATAAAGATCATGGTAAATGGATATCTCTTGGTACATAATGCTTTTGATAAAAGGAAGATAAAATAGATGGACCTAATCCAGTTATTAATAGTGCTGATAATAATAGGTGTCCTACTTTGGTTTGTGAACAATTACATACCGATGGCGGCTCCAATAAAGACACTAATTAATATAGTAGTAGTCATTATATTGCTGCTTTGGGTATTGAGAATGTTTGGAATTGGAAGCTATTTTATAGGAGTACATCCAAGATGAGCACCTACATTGAATCATTAAGTGCAAGAACACAGAAGATGAACTATGAGCATCTTATCGTTGCCACGGCAGTGTATATGGATGTGCCACATGATAAATTGTTTGAGACTAAATTAATCTGTGCTGCTTGTATTAGAAATAAATATACTGATCCTACCTTTGGTAGGTCTGTTCAGACAATTGCAGAGCAAATCCAGTTGCCATTAATAGATAGTAATGATAAAGCATGGATCGTATCTTTAGAAGCAAGTAATCCTAATGTAGGTGGAAATCCACTCCCAGTTATTAATGCGAATGCATATACTGGAGGGAATACTAATTTGATGGCTCCAGTTGGTGATATTAATTGGACCAAAGATTACGACGGGATGAGTTTTAGTAGAGTAAAAAGTGCTACATTTGGTCATCCAATCTCCAAAGAAACAGAAATGGAGAGATATACACTTAGTAATTATGAGGATTTTGTATTATCATCTTGGTTGAAACAAGAGCACGAAAATAAAACTGACAAAGAAAAATTAGCTAGAACATATGTAGTCAAAAATCTGGCAAGAGATGCAGATAAAAGTGTATTGGAAGTACTTAAATTACAGAATGATTCATTAGAAATTCCATATCAATTAGATCAAGATTGGAACAACAATAATATCTTGATGAATGATGTAATCGGTAATTATGGAATCAAAGAACTACCGGATATTAATGGCATCGACGGTGATATACAACCGGAAGGGAAACTCAAAAAGGCAATATTGATTGCTGGAATATTATTCCTGAGTATTGATCCAAGTTCGTATCCGGCTAAAATTATTGGAGTCTAAAATATGCCAGGCATTAATGACATGTACAGTCTATTAGCTAACCAGTATATGCCAGAACAAGGTCAAGAATACGGATTAGCTGATGAAGTACTACGAAAGAAAAGAAGAATGCAAATGTTAGCTGCTCCAATGATGGGATTTGGGCAATTTGCTCCGCAACAACAGCAACAGCAAGATCAAGGAATGGCATCTGATATATTTAGTGCAATTGGGAATCCACTACAGGGGATGATTCCTGGAATTTTATCAGCAATATTTAAAAAACGTAGCTAATATGCCAGTAGATGCCAAAAAAGTGTTAAATAAACCTGAAGAGAGTATATATGACACATTCAAACAAGCAATGAAAGATAGATATAAAAAGAAAGTAAAAGATTTAAGCAGTGAAATATTGGAAAAGACAATAGCTGGTGATAAGAATTGGCTTGATAGAATATTAGGGAATATTCAATGAAAACACTTAAATTAAAACATAAACAGTCAGCCAGTTGGATTGATGTATTAATAGATGATTGGAATTGGGATAGAGTTAATGAATGGAATTGGTTTATTGATAATACAGGAAGAGGTGATAGAGTTAAAAGGACTATTAGTCCACAAATACCACTAGCAAATTTTATATTAAATATTTCTAAGGGAATTGAAATTGATCATATTTCGAGAAATGTCTATGATAATCAAGAATCGAATCTAAGAGTTTGTACACATCAGCAAAATAACTGGAATAAAGGAATTAGAGCAACTAATACATCTGGATATATTGGCGTCACCTGGGATAAAAATTGTAAAAAATGGCGCTCAAGTGTAATGCATTATTCAAAACAGATTTATATTGGATTATTTAATGATAAAATAGAAGCAGCGAAAGCAAGAGATATTAAAGCAATAGAACTATTTGGCAAATTTGCAGTATTAAACTTCCCACAAGAAGGCTATCAAAACATTAAGGATAATAAATAATGTGGGCAGTATTAATGGATATGGAAGATGGTCACGGAGATATTATCCCTGATCATGATGGATTTAATCATATACTAGGACCAGATTGTCCATGTAACCCAAAAAAAGAAGAAAGAGAAATTGGATTTCATTATATGCATCAAGAGTATGAGAATAAAAATTAAGGAATTCAATTTATGACACCTCAAGAACAAAAAGATTTGGAATTCTGTGATTCATGGTTTGGAAGAATTGACAAAGCAGAAAAGTACTTTGAAGAATGGGAGAAAAGGTTTAAATGTAAACAACTAGAACAATACATTGAAGGAAGACAAACTAATAATTGTAGATATGTTTTAAATTTAATTTATTCATCTATAAAGATAAAGAAACCTAGTTTGCTTTTTAGTAGACCTGAATTTAGAATATCTCCCAAACCATGGAAAGAGGATTGGAATCCAGAGTACGCCTATCAAATTGCTAGATTAAAAGAAGATACTTTAAATTCATTTGTGGAAGATACCTGTATAAAATTAGCTCAAGAAATTGATATGGCTGTGTTAGACTCCTGGAGTTATTTTGGAGTAGTGGAAGTAGGATATGGAGCAAATTGGATAATTAATCCTAATGCAGGGGAACCAGTCCTGAAAAGTGATTATGAAGATGACATAGATGTGCATGATAAAGATTATGGAAAGACAATAAAAGAACCAGAAAAGATTCCTGAAAAGGAATACGTATATGTCAAAAGAATTCCAGCACATAGATTCCGTGTAGGGGGATCTGATTCATTTGACTTAGAACGATGTTCCTGGGTAGGTTATTACGAATGGGTACGCGCGGAAGACCTAGTTGCAAATAAGAAATTCCTTAAGAATGTTGATCCAAAAGATGATTGGCCGACTGGAAGAAGCGATGATTACTATTGGAACGATAAAGAAGACAAGGAGATCCAGAACAAAGGAGATTATGTAAAGATCTGGAAGATATGGGATCTCCGGCGAATGCAATTCAACATCTTTAATGCAAGTAGTAAAAAGTGGATCTACGAAGATAAATTTAAACGACTGCCATTATTTGGATTAAAGTTCGATAATAGGAGATCCGGTTGGTATCCTATACCAGTTGTATATAATTGGAAATCTCCACAAGATGAATATAATGAATCACGCGAACAATTAAGACAATATCGAAGACGTGCCCGTCAAATGTGGCAGGCTCAAAAAGATTCAATAGATCCAGATGAGAAAGAAAAATTTATCAGTGCGCCTGATGCTACAATAATTGAAACAAGAATCCCGGATGCTATTCAACCGATTAATAATGCTCCGCTTGATGCTAGTATCTCATCTACTATGCAACTCGGGACAATGGAATTCGATAAGATATCAGGCACCTCCAATAATCAGCGTGGAGTTAGTGATCGGACCACTGCTACTGAAGCTAATACAATAGAAACAAGAAGTAGAGTACGGGAGGATTCCGACCGTAATACCGTCGCTGAATGGCTCTGTGCAATAGGTAAAGAAATGCTCCAAACAATTATAGAAAATTTCAGTGGGGATTTCTTTATCAAGATGAATAGTGATGGTGGAGAAATAGGTGATGAAGTTAAAGTTTTGCAAGATTCGTATCAGCGAATTAGCGCAAATACGATTGATGACGGTGTGGATTATGATATTTCCATTAATGTACAGAGCATGTCCCCCGTCGTAAATCAAATAGATGAACAAAATTTCTTGAAATTCATGGCAGTATTGCAGAATTATCCAATTTTAAGTTTGCATCCGGCTGTTATTAGGGAAGCGGCATATAAATGCGGATATAGGAATGAAAAGGTTATTCAACATCTCAGTGAAATGGCACGACTTGCAATGATGGCGAAGATAGCAGAAGGAGAAGCTCGTGTAAATCAAATGAATAGTCAAGCAAATGCTATGAATGCTAATGTTGGTGATGCTGGAACTGGAGCTAATCAAGATAAACTTGGTGGAGGTAATATGGCACAGCAAACAGTAGCACCTGCAAGTGCAGGGATCGAACAGATCCGACAACAAGTTAATGGACAAGCCTCCCCAATGGGAGTCTAATTAATATGAGGAGAGTTAATATGGCAGAAGATAAAGATCGTGGAAGAGATTTCGCTGGAACCAGTGGAGCTATGAAACCACACGTAGATAATAAACTTCCAGAACGAGAAAAGAAGAGAGATAAAC